AGGTGTAGGCCGCAGCGCTGCTGGCACCATTGACAAACGTCATGCCGGTGTCATTGTCCCCGGCGCCATTAGCGGGCCTGAGGTAGCTGTCTGGGGCGTACTGCATGTCGTATTTGCCCGTGCTGCTAGCTTCGCCCTGGCCAAACTGCAGGGTTACTGATTGAGGTACTGCCTCGCCCCTTGGGTCTGTTTTGTCTAGGCTGCTGTTAGTTGTTACGTCGTTTTGAATGTTGTCTAGCTTGTTATTTTGCTCGTCAACTTCTTTGGGTGGGACTGGAATTTGCCCGCGTCCTCTATTGAATACAGTTTCGCTGCCGCTGCAGACTAGCGCACTCATCCGATTAAACAGCGCTATGGTGCTAGCAACCCTGGCGGTATCGTTGAATCTGCTAGCTATTTTCATTGTTGCCGAAGCAATCGTTTTGCCCTGCGACGTTGCCCCCCACGCTTGATAGACGGTGGTTTTTTGTAGCGTTATATCAGATGCCTTATTTTCTGTTTTATTAACTACAGTTTTTCTTACTAAGAAGTTGTCTTGAGAGATGTTGACACCGTTGTAGTTTTCAATAGCAAGCCCGCCCGCAAAGGCAATCAGTGGCTCGTATTCTTCTGTTACTTGCCGTGTTTCTACCGGGCCATCTTCTGTGATCTTGTAAGATTTGGAAACCCTTGTCGCTTTGACTTGCAACGCAAGGGGGTTGTAACCACTACCGCCCTCTCGCTTTGATTTCCATTCAGTTGGATTTACGGCAGCGCTGCAGGTAGTCGTGTCTGATGTTGACCTAAAAAGTACGTCTTGTTTTTGGATCTTGCCGTCCTTGTCCTTGTAGCTCATTGTTCTGTAAAAGCTCTGGTTTACCGACTCAGAAACAAAGCTAACGGAATCTTGAAAAGTTACCTTGGCGTTGCCAACTGTGCGTTGGTATTCAATTTCATATGTCTGTACGGGGCTGATGGTCTTTTGGTATGTCCAGTTCCTTGCGTAGCCTGGTCCACCCTGGGGCGCATTTTGATCGTCGGTATTCCAGGTAACCGCTTTGTCGTCCGGGTTCTTGGGCTTGTAATTCGGTGGTGCCTCGACCGCCGTGTACTCAACCAGGATCTCATCTGGTGCCGCAGGATCACCGATCGGCTCCATCGTGATCAGGTCACTCATCGCCAGCAGTGGCCCCGTACTGGCTGGAGCCAGTACCTGTCGCAACCGCAGCGTTTCCGCTGCATCAATGAAGCCGTACAGGCCCGCCTCCCCCAGGATCCTGCTGGCTACTTCCAAATAGCCATCAGATAGGTCGACGCTGTCCATCGCCTTAGCACCCGTGATGGCAGGGTTGCCGCCCGCCTGGGTGATTCCACAACGGGTTAGGCAGGTGGCCACCACGGTGCTCAGGTGGCAGATGTTTGGAGTGGATCCTGCCGCTGTTGGCTCAACCGGCGTCCATTGCGGGTTTTCGTCGGCATAGAAAATCTCCGCCTTCACTAGGTCCCATTTCAAGGCCAGCAGGCACCCAACGGTCAGGGTGGTCTGGTTTTCGATCGGGTCGCTCTCCGCCTTAATCACCCGCAGTCGCCTGGGGAAACGTGTCAGGGTGCCCCCCGGTAGCCGCACCCCTATGGTGATCTCGGTGCCCTTGGCCGGCTGGATGAGGCCGCTGATCACCACCTCCCCTTGCGTGCGCAGGAGTCCCACCCCAGGCTGCAGCGGATCGTCGGATAGCTGCCCACTAATCACAGGGCCCAGGTTGCTGAATGCCTGGGCGCGGACATCGATCGGCGCGGCAGGCATTAGGCAGCCCTCCGCTTGAGCTTCACGGTCACGATGTAGCGCTCGATCACCGCACCGCCGCTGACAATCTGGTCGCGCTCTAGTCCCATCTCACCCACGGGCCAGAAGTCGGTAGCTCCAGGACGTGCGGCAATAGTGGACGTGAACCACCCCTTTAGCGCAGTCCAGCCGGCGGAATTGGTGACCCCCCGAACGGTCCGCACCTCAGAGGCCACCAGGGGGCCCCGTGCCACGAACCCCCCCGTACTGGTGGGCTCCAGTGATGGGCCATCCTCGAAGCCCTCGGGTTGATCAAGCAGCGCCAGGGTGGTGCTCCCCAGGGTAATAGTGCCGTAGGCAGGCAGGAACGCATCACCCCCCAGTCGAGCTTTCTCGTTCTGGCGAAGCACCACCGCCAACTGCTGCGCCGCGTCGATCAGCGTGAAGCTCACCTTGACCCATGCCCCGGTCGTCTCGCCCGCTGGTGCCCCGATGAACCAGCACCCCAGCCCGGTGACGCTGCGGCCATGGGCGGCACAAGTGAGCGACACGGTGGCCCCTACAGCTCGGCTGGTGATGGTGGGGGATTCCAGGATCTTGGCCGCCTGCCAGGCATCAAAAATGCTGCAGCACGTCACCCACTGCGCCGGCGTGCAAAGCCCCGCCACGGTGAAGCGCCGCGCCGTCAGTCCCTGCTCAGTTTCCGCTTCGGCATAACCGATCGGCTGCGCCTGCAGGTAGCGCAGGGTCAGGGTCAATGCGCTATAGCTGAGCTGGATGCTCACCAGGGCACCCTCAACGAATCCGCTGCATCGTCTGCTGCAGCTTCAACGCGGACCCGTCCCCTCGAACCCCTACCGATACGTTCCATGCTTTGCGCCGCAGCTCAGCCACCTCTTGGCTCAGGTTTCCAACTGCCATGGCCAGATGGGCCATTGCCGGATCGGATCCCACCCGCATCACGCCAGCACCGCCCAGCGCCCCGGTTTCCTTCAGTCGGCTGGTCACGGCAGCAGGGATGACCGTGCCCTTTGATGGCGCCATCCAGAGGCTGTTTGCGGGTCGGTTGATCAGAGATAGCGCCCCCGATGCCGAAAGGAACGACTCCTGCCCCAGGCTCATCCCGCTCGGGCCGTCGTTGATGCGGTAGGTCTGGCCGGCGTCCACCGGGCCACCAGTGAACCTGGCGGGGGGTAGGCCGGCGGCGGCATTCAGGCTGTTGTAGAACGACCTGGCGGCATCGGCAGCATTGCTCATGTTGCTGGCAAGCCCAGCGGTTTGACTTCTGGCGGTACCCGTGGCCTTGGCGGCACCGTCGATGAATCCGCTGATCTCGAAGTAGCCCTGGCCGGTGTTTTTGACCTGCAGCCCCGTCTCCCTGACCAGCCCCTGGAAGGTCTTTTGTTGGTTCAAGGGGGTGTTCAGCAGATCCTGAAAGCTGTTGAACTGTTCCCTGGTACCCTGGGCAGCTTTGAATGTGCCATCGGCGGCTAAGGCCAGGTTCTTGGCGGCAGCTTCGGCCCTGACGTTGTTTTGGGCGGTCTGGCCAGTCACGCCAGCGATCAACGCTTCTATGGCTTGGGTTTTGTTTAGGATCTGCAGCTTTGAGTCAGCAGTTTGCAGACTGAGCTGAGCTTTTTGGAGTTCTAAGTTAGCGTTTGCTATAGCATCTTTATTGCCCGAAGCTATTGCTTGTGTCAGCGCTAGTTCTGCGCTTTTTACTTCAATCCTTGCGGCGTCTGCAGTTTGCGTAGCGTCTTGCCGTGCCTGTTCCTGCTTTAATGACAGCAAAACTCGTTCTAGCTCTTGCTGTTGCAACAATGCTTGATACTTAAAGGTAAGCGCTGCCCTGTCAATCTCTTCGCCTTGTTTTTTCAAGGCATTTGATTGTCTTAATGCTTCTAGGTCAAGATTGGCAATCTGCAGCCCAAGCCGCGCCTTTTTTATAGCCTCATCGCTCCTTGACGCCTTAGCCTGTTCAAAAGCGGCTTCCGCGTCTTCGACTTTTGCCCTAGCCGCCTTAAGTTTGTCGGGAAACTCTAGTTGATATACCAGCTCGGCCCGACGTTTCTCAAATTGGCTTAGTTCGGCTGCATTAGTATTGCGGAGAATGCTAAAACGTGACTCAGCCAAACCGATTAACGTTTGGCCTAGATTGACGTTGGCTTGCTGAACATCAACCCTGCCGGCAATTTCAGCCTGTAAAACTTTCCCGGTAACTTCAGCTATTTGCCCTTGCCGCACCAACTCTTTAGCTTTTTCTTCGTTCTGCTTCTTTGTAATCGTAAGTCGCTGAGATTCGGCAGCGACGGCAGCATTGGTTTCGCCTACTATGTCGCGCTGCTTGCTGGCAAAATCTTTGGCTAAGTCGCCAATTTCTAGCTGAATTTGACTAAATCGCTTGCCTCCTAAATTTAGCTCGCCAAACCAATCACGACTGGCCCCAGTGTTTGCGATGGCGTTGCTTAGCAGGTTCTTAGCTTGCTGGTCGCTAAGTCCGTATTCCTTGGTGATGCTTTTTAGGATGCCAACAAGCTGGGCTGCTTCATCGGCCGTTACGCCAAATGACTGACGCAAGTCTCTTGCCGATACGTCAACCTTTAGCCCTTCCAACGCCCCGGCCAGCTTTACTACCTGCTGCGTAACCGTTGGCAGTAAGCTCGTTCCGAAGCTGTCCTGCAGGTCTTGCCAGGCGTTTTGCAACTTGGCAAAGTTCTGTGCTGCGGTAAGTGTTCCGCCAGCATTAGCAGTCAGATCATTTAATCCTTTGGTGATTGCTGGGAAAAACTCAGCCGATGTGAGCTTGCCAGTTTCCACCAGCTTAATTAGCGCTTGCTGGCTAATACCTAGGCCATTGGCGGTCGCAGCTAGAGCGATTGGCAGCCTTTCCCCAAGCTGTTGACGCAGCTCTTCCATGGAAACCACTCCCTTTGAGGCAATTTGCTGCAGCGCCACAAAGGTCCCGTTGATTCCATCATTGGTTAACCCCAATACTTGGCCCGCTTTTGCTACTGACGCAAACAGCTCTTTTTGTTGCTGCAGTGGCACGCCGGAAGCAGTTGCTGCTGCGGTAAAACTGCCGAAGGTACTAGACAGGCTTCTGTAAGACAACCCCAACGTCTCGGCAGTTTCACGGGCAAAGCTGAGAGCCCCAGCAGCCCCCTGGGCGCCAAGGGTGGCGGATAGCTTGCGGGTGGTCGTTTCAAGCTCTGCCGCTCCCTGAATGGATCCCTTCAGGAACCCGGTAACCGCCGCGCCAACCCCTAGCGCCCCAATCCCGCCCAAAGCAGCATTTAACGCCTTGGCCGCCAATGTGGTCTGGCCTAGCGCCTTGTCCACTTCCCGTTGGGCAGCAGCCAGCTCTCTCTGGGCATCCCTGAACTCCCGCGACCCAATCTTTGCCCTCTCCACGGTCTGGTTCAGCTCATTCAGCCGGCCACGCAGCCCGGTGATCGTCTGGTCGCTGCCGGCGAATCCTTGCTTAAACTGCTCCCCCGACTGCTTGCCTGCCTGCCCGATCTGCCGCGAGGCATCGAGTACGCCCTTCACATCGGCGGTGACCCTGATAACCCACTCGTTTGCCATGTCAGCTTCCTGGGGTGACGACGTATTGGGTGGGGTTCGTCCAGCTCAGGGCGTACTGATCAAGCACCCCGATACCACGGCCTGGGGGATCGCCACCGATCGGCACCGCACGGCAGCCGGGGAGCAGGGCAATGATCCGCTGCGTGAGCAACTGCAGGGCCGTCATCCCG